ATCTCATCTATTGCTTGCTCAATCGCCAACGACTCATCAGCTTCACTCAACTCATGTGAAGTGATTGCGATTCTTGCTAAGAACTCGGTTGTAAAGTAGCCTGCTGCTCTGTCATACTGATACCACTCATCGAACTGTGTGAACGGATCGAAAGGGTTGTCAGTAGTAGTAAGCATGTGCTCTTTACTCATACTCAACCTCCTTCATTCACACCATTCTCAAGAGTAGTAATCGACACACCTAGATGACTGGCTACTTCTGCTTGGGTGTACCCCAAAGCAAGCATCTGGAGGGCCCTTTGCTTCTTACTAGGGGTCATCAAGAGTGCTGCTTTAGGAGTAGCCAATTCTTTGATGCGCTCTGCGTCGGTGTTTGCAAGGATCTTCTTTAGTTTGTCATTACTGATTGCACCAGCTTGAACTGCCTGCCATTCCTCATCGGTCAGGTCAATTCTTTGTTTACGGGCCCCTATCCTTAGCCTAGCCTCCGTCAGTGCTTGTCCCTTGATCTTCTTTACGTCAGCAGCGTCCATGTCTGGGTTGGCCTGCCGTTTCTGGGACACTACGGCATTAGCTAGGGTCTGAGCCTGTCTCTCAAGAGGCGCATTCATTAATGCTATGTTGAGCTTTGCGTTTAGACTATCCACTTGTTTCTTGTAGGCGGTCTTAGCAGAGGGCGAGGCAGGGGTAGTCTTTATGCTAACCGCTGCACGTCGTGCTTCATTCGCCATGGCTTTCATCTTGTTGGAATGGTTTGCATACACCTTCTCTATGACTGTACCAGAAGATAGGGTGTTTGCGTCATCAGTCTCAGCAAGCTTGGTGGAGCGTTGGGTTCTAGGAACAACCTTACCTTGACGGTTGGTAAAGGTGGCTCCTGTTTCCGTGAAGATCTTCTTACCTGTTACTGGATCTACACGATACCCTTGCTTTCGTTCATTAACACGAAGATCAGACGAAGCCCTTGAGATCAAGGTGTGCGCGCCAGCATTGGCTTTACCTTGATACTTGGTTTTCAACTGAGCTATCCCATTATCGATGGCTGATTGTTTGTAGTTTAGTTCATGTTTCTCAGCATCAATGACGACCATGGAATGTCGAACTGCACGAGCTAGCTCAGTTGTGTTGGCTCCCTGAATAGTCATGTCTGTGATCAGATTCGAAACATCGCCCATCTCGAAAGCTTTTTGTTTCGCCGTCATCTTTCGAATTGGACTATCTTTTGGAATCCGATAAGTCATTGGATCAAACGATTTGAGACCCTCTAGTGCAGGGGTGCTCTTAACTCGTTTATTGTTGTTGGGTATTACAAGTACAGTGTCGCCGTCAAAGTCAGCACCCGATAGTCTTTCGGCCACCGTGTGATGAATCCCAACAGCATCTCTTGGATTGGTACCCAAGAGTTTCTTTGCTTCTGGGTTTCGATTGTTTACAATCAGTTCTGGAATCTCGAACGTCCCACCGTGGGGGTGACGAACCAGAGATACAAGCTCTCCATTATTATGACCAGGAGAATAGATCTCGTTCGGTTTCATAGAACTGATCGGAAGAATTACTCGGTTTGCTTGACGAGGTAGAGCTGCAGCTTTTAAGTGGACCGACGATGCATCGGCGCTATCGGCAAACTCCAATAGAAGCTTCTGCTTAACGACAGGGTTTGTCAACTTGAGAATGTCGCTGAGCTCTTGACGCTTTCTCTCGGATGCGAAGTCCAGTTGAGCTCTAGCTAATGAAGGACTTTGTTTCGAGAGCATCTGAGACGAGAGAGTCTTCGACCATTTACCCCAATCGCCCTCTTCATTGACGATGTTCATGGCCGACTTGAGCTTGCCGTCTGGTCCAGTGAGCTGTCTAACCACAGATCCGAATGGATTATCGGGATCATCTTTAAGTGGTTTCATCGCGTCTAGTTTGTTCGAAGTTTTGCTTTTGTTGGTATTGAACAGGAGATCTACACCGTCAGGTAGATCATCCTTGTACATGGCCATGCCTTTTAGATAATGTGTTCCGTCAACAGCAATACGAACCTGTGCGTATCTCGATTTTCCTAGGCTAAGATCATTTACCCCAGGACGAACGAAGATCACACCGTCGGCTGCAGATCCACCTTCTTCGGCATAGCGAACGCCAACCCGTTTTGAACTGATCGACAGAGGTGGCTGCAATCCAAGATAGGATCTACCACCATCTTCCGAATAGCCTCGAACCAGCTGAATGTTATGACGGTTTCTGAACACCTCGGAGTAGGAGGTTCCGGGCTTGGCAAGAACCTTTCGTGTGGTTTGTTTCCCAGTACCCAACTGCTCCACCTTGACATAGTGGAGTGTGTAACCATCTTCTCGGAGACGGGCCACAGCCGTCTTCAACTTAGTGTCACTTATGTCGAGATGTCGTTCTACTCCAGTGCCAACGTCAATATAGCCCCGTTTCTCTACTTCACTCTTTAGTAGATTAGAGGTGGCTTCAAGAATGTCAGCTTTGTCTTTCTGACCCGGAGCCAACAGAGCACGAACGGACGATTCGTTGAGACCCATTCTCTGTCCAATGGCCACATTGGACCAGCCTTTGTCCTTCAAACGCTGAGCCATGAGAATGTTGGCTTGTTTTTCCTGATTCTTAGCTATCGAGTTGGCAGCTCTCAGCATGGTCGTCGTGAATGGGTGTTCTGGAGTACTGAATCCTCTGGCGATTTCAGTATCGCTAAGCCCTTGCCTACGAAGACCATCAACCGTAGAGAGGAAAGTTTGATTCCTCTCGCTCTGGGTACCACCCGATCCCCAAGGGTATCTACCTGATTTACGAAGGATGCCGTAATGGGCGAGATAGCTTTCTTCATCGATGATCAATACGACACCTCCATTCTCAGACGACGAATTCGCTTGTCGAAAGATCTGATCTTTTCCATGATGTACAGAATCGAAGCCTTATCCTCACCAAAGACCAAGACTTCGTTGTTCTGGTAGATTCTAAGTTCGATTTCGATCTGTGTTGGATCGTACTTGTACTCCAAACAGAATATGGCCGCGTATGTTTCCACTTGCTTAGGAGAGGCTGGGGTCTTCCCCATCTTAAGATCGTGGATACGCAAAAGATTTTTTTCAAAACCAGCGGCGTCTGCGGTTCCGAAACAGTTATCTGAATAATACAGAGTCTGTTCAGGGGTCATCCGGTAACCAATGGCGTCGTTGATATACATGTTCAACGTTTTACGATTAGCTATCTGGCGAACCGACAGCCTGATAGCTTTTTGCGCGTAGTCATGAAGATCGCTTCCACGCTTAGCTTCTTGACTAGAGAAGAAAACGCGATCCAGCTTGTCTTCTTCATAGTTGATCCAAGCCGGGTTACTTGGACTGAGAAAGGAGTGTGCTCCATTAAGATTCAAGTGCGTGTTGAAGTGCACTGAACACCTCCTCCTCATTCTCAGGATAGATGATGGCCGCAAAACACATGTTGTTCAACATCTCAACATAGAATTCTTGGTTTGGCCCAATCCTGGAATGAATACTGGCTTTTACTTCCAGCATAGCCCAGAACGGTTTTGCAAAGAGAACCGTCATGTCCGGAACTCCTTGCATGTACCCGGAGTCATTCTTCAGAATGAAACAACCTGGGAATTGACGTCGGAGACGAGTCATTATATGAACTTGGTATTTGTTCTCTCTAGTCATGGAAGACAAGGCTTGGTCTCACTCTTCTATTATAACCTGCGTTTTAAACGCTAGTTAATATCGGTCTAAGAGAATACGGAACCTTTGATACGTTGGCCATACGTATGTCTGTACCTGAGTGGACTGCATTATTTCTTTGTCAAGGAGCCCGTATCTCATGGCGGCATGTAGAGAGCTGTCGAATCTTTCTTCGGTCTCTATATCCTCGATCGGTAGATCTATCCACGCCCTACCTAAGAAGAATTGTCTATGGTAGCTGACAGCAAACCATCTTGGGCGCCACATAAGATTGTCTGCTGCACAATGCAACCGATCGCCATCGAGATTTATTGGCGTGTCAAACGAGGCAAGTTCGGCTGGGGCTAAGAACGAATGCGCTACTAAAGGAGCGATGGCTCTTTTAACGTGCAGGCCTCGATCACTCAGCCCTACATAGGGAATTCCGAGTTGATTTATAGTGATGTTTAAAGGCCTCCCGTTTCGATCG